GGATGCACTCGTGTACCGTTGCCTCGGACACCTCGCCGTCCACGCTCACGAGGGCGCCTGCCGGTATCTCGAAAGCGCCCTCGCTCACGTTCGGGTCGATGAACAGCACGCCCTTCACGGGTGCCTGCAGCTGGTAGGCCGTTGCCTTGATCGACGAGGCGCCCTGGAAGCACACGCGGCCGATGGTGACGGGCTCGTTGAACTCGCCGCCGTACATGCCCGACTTGGGCGTGCGGACCGTGGCGGTAGAGGTGAGCAGCCATTTCGGAATCGGGATCATTGCACCCCCTGGTACAGAAGCGTCGAGCCGGTGAGCTCGCGCGTGATCGCTCGTTCCATGTCCGCGTCGTAGGGCGATGCGCTGCCGCCGTCCCCGGATGACAGGGAAGCGGAGAACCTGCCAAGCGTCACAGACGCGAGACGTTCGCCGATGCCGCCGCTTGCGCCGTACTGCTGGTCGACGGCGATGGCGGCGCAGACGGCGCGCTCGTAGGCTTCGAGGTCTTCATCGTCTTGCGGTTCGTTGAAGCCGATGACCTCGCGCACCGCAGCCACGGCCGCCGGACAGGACGCGTCGAACGCGCCCTGGTCCAGCTGGCCGCCAAGCTCCTGGTACCGCGAGTATGTCACGGTTGGCAGCGCCATCTACTCGTCCTCGGCTTCGTCTTCGGCCGGTTCGGAAGCCTTGGGCAATTCGTCCTCGGACTTCTTCGCGGTCTTGCGCGGCTGCTTCTTGGGCGCTTCGGCCTGCTTGCTCGCCTGCGCGATCTTGCCGTTCTTCAATCTTCCTACCGTGCGCATAATGGCCTCCCTTACGACGTGGCTAGGTGCGAGTAGATGAGATCCTTGCGGTTCTCGTAAACGATCAGGTCGTGGAACAGGCGATACTGCCACTTATGGGCTTCATCGTCCTGGTTTTCGTCCGGCGAGAAGTAACGCAGCTTCTCGTGCTTCGTGATCGCGGCACATGCCTTGGACGAGAGCGCCATGAAGTTGATGCCTACGCCGGCGCTGTCGCTCTGGCCCGTCGAGACGTGCTTGCGGTAGCCGCCTGCTTCCTCGCCCGTGCTGGTGCCGTCGAACAGGTCGATGGCGGAGTAGAAGCGCGCGGACGGCACGACCTTGATGCGCATGTCATCGTAGGTGTCGAAGTTGCCGTTCGGCGATTCGCCCTGGCCCATGCGGTAGGGCTGGGCCTGCCGCAGCAGGGTCTTCATGTGCGAGGTCATGTAGAGCAGGCAGCCGGAAAGTTCCTCGCCTGCGTCCTGCAGGGCTTCCTCTGCCAACTGCACGGCGCCCTCGACGGCTGCTGGCGTGGCGAGCGCGGCGCTCACGGTGTTGCCTGCGTTCTCGGCGAGGCGCGCGAAACGGATGGCGTCAACCTCCGGCACCACCTTGGTGCGCGCGAACTCGCCCATGACGTTTGCGGAGACGAGCAGCTCGCGCTCCTCGTCATCGAGCACGTCGATGGAGAACTCGCGGTCGCGCTCGAACTCGAGGGCCATTTCCTCCCAGTCGAGGGTCACGCCGCCGGCAACGAAGCCGCCGCCGCGCGTGTGGTCGGCAAGCCCGTCCATCGCGATCTTCGCGACCTTGATGGTGCCCTTGCCCGAGAACTCGCCCAGAAGGTCCTGGTTCATGTTCAGGTCGGCCGTGCAGGTTTCCTTCATCAGGATGGCGTCGAGGCGCTTCGTGAACGCCGTGACCTTGCTGCCAAGATTGTTAGCCATTTCTGGCTCTCCTTTCTACTTCAAACCGAACGCGCGGTCGAGCTTCTCGTCCTCGTCATCGCCCGGTTTTCCCTTGGGGTTGCCCCCGGTGCTTTTAGACTTGTCGGATGACGTGAACAGGTAGGGCGCCGCCTCTTTCAGCTTAGCGACGTCTCCGTCGTGATCGTCGAGGCATGCCATGGCGGCTTTGATGTTGTGGCATCCAGCCGCCTCAAGCTCGGCCGTTACCTTGTCGGTCTTGGCTTTCGCTTCCATTTCATCGATTCGCTTTTCCAGTGCCGCAACGCTGTCCTCTTTGCCCTTGAGCTTGTTGTTCTCGGCTTCGAGGTCATCGATGCGCTTTTGCAGCTTGCCCATCTCCCGCTCGTGCTTGTAGCGGTTGACGGTATCGCCTTTCGGCGGCTCCTTGGGCTCCGGCTCTTTCGGCTCGGGGTCGTTTCCCTCGGGCTCTTTCGGCTCGGGGTCCTTGGGCTCTGGCTCTTTCGGCTCGATGGGGTCTTTTTCGTCTGCCATGTTCCGTCCTCCTGTCCGGCGTTTGTTTCCCGCGCTTCCCTGCGCGCTTCGGTCGCGGGGTTTCCGCCCCCGCAGGCGATGTGCAGCAGTTGCCGCCGCTGCTCGCGATGGGGGAAGTATCAGGGAGGTGTCGCTTGGCAAAAGAAAAGCCGCCCTGTCGGGCGGCTCGTGGTTCCAAAACGCGACCTGGTTTTAGGCGCTCAACGGCCTCACGGCTTCGATCTCGGCGGTGGGGATTATCACGTGGCCGCCTTGCAGGTCCCGCCCGTCGAGCGGGTTGAACAGCATGGCCTCGGGGATTTCCTCGGCGGCTTCGAGCTGCCAATCCCAATAGACGCCGTCGAAGGTCCCGCCATCGGTGAGTTTGACCCTCACGGGCTCGTCTAGGTATTGCGCCATGTCTTTCTCGGTAATCATTGCCTCGGCTCCTTAACCGGCACGATGTGGGTGTTCCTGTTCGCATACATGATCTTGAACCATTGCGTCTCGTGCGGGTTGTTGTCCATGTCGTAGTATACCCCGACCGTGCTTCCCGCGTTGCATGTTTCCTGTTTGGTCCACTTTCCGTCCCTCGTGTAGTCGGTGTTTCCCTTGCCTGCGTGCTGCTTCACGAGCGCGGCAGCTTCCGCTTGCGTGATGTGCAGGTCGCTCTGGTGCGATCTTCCCGCCGCCGCCATCTGCCCACGGTAACGCGAATGCTCGGGCGTGCCATCTATGTGGCGCGCCTGTTTCTGCGGACTGATGCGGTTGTTCACGGTGCTCGCCGTGCGCGCCCTGTAGTGGAAGGTGCCGGTGCTTATCAAGTCGCGTTGCTCTGCTGCGGTGAGGTACTTGAAGTCGGCGCCCGTGATGCCCATGCCGTTGAGGTCCGAGCGGATGACCTTCTCGGCCGCGCCCATGGTGATGCCCTTGGCGTTGAACGACGCCTGCATGCTCTCCATGTGCAGGAACTCGTCGAGGTTACGGCCGCTGCCCTTCGCCGATGGCGATTTCGGCATGTCCCCGGCCCACTCGCGGTTCTTGTTGCGGTGGAGCACTGGGGCGCCCGTCTCGCTCTTGGCGTTGCTTCTCGATATGTGGTCGCGCATGTCCGCCTGCGCTCGCTTCAAGCGTTCCTGCGCCTTAGCGACCTCAACGCGGCTCGCGATGGTCCCTTGCTCGTCATGCACCTGCTGCGCGCCCCTCAGCTCGCGCTTGGCCGCGCGTATCTGCCTCTCGAGGTAACGCTGCTGCTGCGTCATCTCGTAGACCTCGTCGGACGGCAGGCCGCTCGCGTGCTTCGGGTCGGGCTCGTACGACCTCGGCGCGCCGTGGCGGTACGGCCCGAACGAATGCCGGCAGTTGGCCCCGAGCAGGCCGTCGACCGCGCCGTAGTTGGTCGAGCTGTAGAAGTCGGGGTAGAAGGTGCCGTCCTCCATGCGCAGGTCCCCGTGCAGCGAGTAGACGCGCCCCTGCCAAGCCGCATGGCTCGGGCGCGCGTCCTCGTGGCTTGATACCTCCACCAGCGCCACATCCATCTTCTCGAGCCGGTCTAGCGTCATGCGCGCGCTGTCCTGGGCGATCTGCGTGCGCACGTGCCTGCGCACCGCAACGTCGAGCCTGTTCTGCACCGTGACGGTCCCGGTCTTCGAGTTCTGGTAGGTGATCACGCTCACGCCATCGCGCTCAAGCTCGCGCACCGCCTTGTGCAGCGCCGTCTCGGTCGTTTCCGTGCAGGCGTTGACCTTCGTTATGGCCTTGGTCGATGCGGTGAGGAACGCGCGCTTTGCGCCCTCGATCATCTGCAAGTTGTCGCGTTCCAGTATTTCGGCGATGCCCTGCACGGTTGATTCCAGCGCGCTCATGAACGCAGGCTCGCCGCCTGCGCGCCGTATATCGTCCCTGTCGGACGCTGCGAGCGCGACCGCAGCGGACGAGTACACCGCCTCGGCCACCGCCGGCCTGTGGCGCTCCACTATCTTCTCGAGCTCGCGCGTCTGCTCGGCGGTGAGCAGCGCCATGGTCGTGACGCTTTGCCGGTCTAGGCTCTCGCCGCTTACGAGCTGGCCGACCAGATGGTCGAGCATTTCCGCCTCGATCTGCGAGTAGATGGCGGCT